TTATAGTGTATCTAGTAATGGTACTGCACTACCAAAGAACGATACTTCTATAATAGAGTACAAAGTTCAACGCGGAGATACGCTGTGGGATATCTCCAAGAAATACCTTGGTAAAGGTAATCGATACCACGAGATTATGCAAATGAATAATCTCACATCTACTAATATCTATGGTGGTATGACCCTTAGAATCAAGGTGGAAAGGAGATAACATGGCTGTCAAAACAAAAGACGAATTGATGGCAAGCATTAAAGCCAAATTTGGCGAAGATACTTCTGACGAAACTATAGCTTTATTAGAAGATATCTCTGATACGCTTGACACCACGAATGATTCGGTTGACTGGAAGAGTAAGTACGAAGAGAATGACAAGAAATGGAGAGAGAAATATACTTCACGTTTCTTTGATTCTCCAGCACCAGCTCCCAAGGATTCCGAAACCAAAGATGATAAGCCTACCGAAGAAGAGGAGAAGGCTGAGTCAATCAAGATTGATGATTTATTTACTTAAAAATTGTAAAGGAGAAAAGACATGGCTGTTAAACCTAAGATTGTCACAATGACAAACTCATCTGTTGATGTATTAAACGCTATCAGAAATAGTGCAACCATCAACTATAGAAATTATGTTCCTGTGGCTACCGCAGACCCCGAGGTTATTCGCGTTATCGGTCAGACCATCATGGACAACCCTATGTTACAGAACGAGTTCCTTACCGCTCTCGTTAACCGTATCGGAAGAGTGCTTCTTTCTTCCAAGCTTTATTCCAATCCTTGGGCTATCTTCAAGAAAGGTATGCTTGAGTTTGGTGAAGTGATTGAAGACATTTTCGTAGAACTGGCAAAGCCTTACGACTACGACCCTTCAGTTGCAGAATCGCAGGTATTTAAGAGAGAAATTCCTGATGTTCGTAGTACCTTCTACGTACTTAACTATCAGAAATTCTACAAGGCAACTATCCAGCAGAACGACTTGAGAAAGGCTTTCCTTTCTATGGACGGTGTTACCAATCTTATTGCTAAGATTGTTGAAGCTATGTACACTTCCGCTAACTACGATGAGTTCCTTACCATGAAGTACCTTATCTACAGAAGACTTACGCAGGGTCTTGTATACGTAGAAGATGCAAGTGGCGCTAATACCTATCACGAATGGGCAGCTCTCTTTAAGGGTGTTTCCAATGAACTTGAGTTCATGAAGACCAAGTATAACCTTGCTGGTGTTCACACTCATACCCTTAAGCCTGACCAGCATATTATCATTAACTCCAAGTTTGATGCTACTATGGACGTTACTGTTCTTGCTACAGCATTCAATATGGACAAGGCAGAATTTATGGGAAGAAGACATCTTGTAGATAGCTTCGGCTCTATGGATATTGACAGACTTGATGAACTCTTCAAGAATGACCCCAACTATGTACAGCCTTCTAGCGCTGAACTCACTGCCCTTGATGCCATCCCTGCACTTATCGTTGATGATGATTTCTTCGTAATCGTTGATAACCTTATCGAGTTTACTGAGCAGTACAACGGTGAAGGTCTTTACTGGAACTACTGGTATCATACATGGAAGACATTTGCAGTATCACCTTTCGCTAATGCGGTTGCGTTTGTTCCTGCTACTCCTGCTATTACCAGTGTTACCGTTACACCTTCCACAGCTACCGCTGGTGCTGGCGATGTACTTAGATTGTCAGTTGCAGTTGTTGCTACCAACTATGCTCCCCAGTCTGTTGAATGGTCTTCATCCGATGAGACTGTTGCAACTGTTGATAAGAATGGTGTTGTTACAATCAGCGCTGATGCGCAGGCGAGTGACACAGCTACAATTACTGCTACATCCACCTTCGATGGTACGAAGTCCGATGCTTGTGTAATTACTGTAGCATAGTAAGTTAATTATAGGGCTAGTGTTCTAAGTAATGCTAGCCCTATTTTTGAAAGGAAGTGTAGTATGATTGTTACACCGCAGAGTAACTTGCAAATAATGAGAGGTATACCGTGGACTAATGACGGTAAACATACTAGATATTTTACTAGTGTTAATGACCAAAATAATTATATGCAAGGGCATGTGATAGGTACATTACAGTTTTCCGATTTTAGCTATATTAGGGAACAGAACGTTTTGAGAGTTCCCGTTAAAGCCGATGATTTATACAACTGTAATTACCTTAGATATATGAATAACGGCTTTGGAAGCAAATGGTTTTATGCTTTCATAACAGACGTTAAATACATTAATGTTGAAACCAGTGAAATCAGTTTCGAGATTGATTACTTTCAGACTTGGTGGTTCGATGTTCAGCTTGGAAATTGCTATGTAGAAAGAGAACATGTGTCTGATGACACGGTAGGCAGACACCTTGTAGAAGAAAATGTTGGAACTGGTGAGTTATGCGTTCAGTCTGTTTGGACAAGATATTGGGATGACGATGCTGGCGGATTTAAAGTAGCAATGATAGCTAAACCTACGTTGCTGGGTGATTTGCTTTCAGACCAAAACCCTATAGAACTACACGAAAATCAGTTGCATGGTGCTACTTATGCTGTTGGCGTTGATAATCAAGGTGTGTCTGATTTAAATAGCTGGCTTCTTAGTACGTCATTTACTGGGATGGAAATATCTGACGCATATATGTATCCAGCGGAGTTTGAAACAGATAGTTCTGCTTTTGTGGTTGAACCACAGAAGAAAAATATTAAGCGCCCAACATTTTACACTGATTATACTAGAGAATTATCAGACCCCAATCAAGTTTATTATCCTAAAAATAATAAACTCTTCACTTATCCGTACACAAAATTGCTGGTAGTTAGTACTGCTGGAACTAAGAAAGAATATCGGTGGGAAAATACCAAGGAAGGTTATGTAACATTTGAGCTAAGACATAATATCTATAATAAAGCTTGTTGCGATATGAAGCCTACTAATTATTATGGTAATAATTCTGATATGCTTGATAGCGTACCTATAAACGAATTTCCTAAAGTAAGTCTTTCTCAGTATGAAGGTCTTAATGCTAAGAACTTGTTTAATGGCATTAGTGGTTTCGCTGGCAGTTTAGGTTCTTTTCTGCTTAGTACTAACCCAAATGCACAGTTACATAGCGGTGGATTAGGGCAGAACATTATAAATCTTGCAACCGACAGTGGAACAAGAGAAGTCAATACCAGTGGTGATAATCTTAATGTTAACTTTTCAACATATGGCTATGAGTTCTATGTTATGGGAATAACTGCACAGAATGCTAAAGTCATTGATGACTATTTAACTAGATTCGGTTATAAGGTTGACACTATTAAAATACCAGAACTTCACAGTCGTAAAAGATGGAACTATGTTCAGACTAAGGAGTGCGAGATTCACGCTAGAGACGGGCACGGTGCTCCCACTGACGCATTGCAGAAGATACAAGATATGTTTAATGATGGTATCACCCTTTGGCATGTCAATGATGTCGGAAATTTCAGCGGTGATAACGGTATAAGAAGTTAAAGAAAGGTAGGCTACAATATGGGAAAAGGTTTTAAAAGAAAACAGTTCTTAAAAGATGCTGAGTTCAATACCAGTTTGATTAAGAATGAGTTTAGCTATATACAGTATTATAATAGGCTGACTGATATCGGATTAAACTGCTTCAAGTGGAAAGGATTACCTAGTACTATTGATGAGAGATTCTTGGAACTGTGCTTATTTGAAAAGGGCATGGCTGTGTTCTTCTTTGATGATGATATGGAAGCTTACCTTGCTTTGACAGTTATGATTGGCGGTGAGTTGAATGTCTATAGGATTCCTATTAATAGAACCGCTTATGCTACCAATGGTTACATCAACAAGGACTTGAACGAGAGTAACAGCGTGCTGATTTTCAACAACAGAATGCACACTCCGAGCAAATTGGATGTTGAAATTTTCTCGCAAAGGCTGTATAATTTAGATAGGACAATAGATGTTAATGTCAATGGACAGAAAACACCAGTCGCAATTCTTTGCGATGAGAACCAGCGTCTTACTATGAAGAACCTTTATATGGAATATGAAGGAAACCAGCCTTTTATCTTCGGAAGTAAGGACTTGGACGTTAAGGGTATTACTGCTATTAGCACTGGCGCACCTTACGTTGCTGATAAACTGTATCAGTTAAAGACTGAATACTGGAATGAAGCATTGACGTACCTTGGTATTCCAAATATCAGTACTACTAAGAAGGAAAGAATGATTACCGATGAAGTCGAAAAGACTATGGGTGGTGTATTCGCCAGCAGACTTAGTAGGCTGAATGAAAGGCAGGAAGCTTGCAGAAAGATTAATGAGATGTTTGGTCTGAATGTGAGCGTTGAGTTTAACGAAGGTCTCCTTGAGAGCCTTGGTGTAAGTAAGGAAGAGGAAGGAGAGAGCGAAGAAGATGAGTAAATATACTACTGAGTTAAGATATATCTGTGAAACCGAGTATGGACTTAAGGAAAGCGCTGGACAGACTAAGGTTGACGAGATTCTTGAAGCTGTCGCTCCTAAGATTTTTAACTTCCACTTTCCGATATTCGATGAGAACTACAGACTGGCGCTTGAGATTAAAATTCTTAGGCACTTTTATACAAGAGAGATAGGCAGTGAAACCGTGGGTCTTTGGAAGTTAAGACTCGAAGATAAGATGAACGAGATTATGCCTTATCTCAATAAGTTTTATGCCATGTATGTGAGTGATGCCAATCCTATGTATGAAATGGATTACACCAAACAGCATTATGGTGCAAGTGATAGCACTAATGATTACAATAATAGTGCTAATAGTAACAGTGAAAGTACTTCCAATGACCAGAGATTATATAGCGATACTCCACAGGGTCAGCTTTCCGATGTGCAGAACGGTAAGTATTTGACAAATGCCACGTTTGATAGTGGTAAGAATGTGGGTACAGCTAATAGTACTGGCAGTGGCAATACTGTTATAAAGGATACCGATACTTACTTTGATACTGTGCAGGGTAGAAGCGGTAAGTTTCTCGGTGATGCGTGGAAGAGTTTCTATGAAGGATTCTTAAACGTTGATAAGATGTTGTTCAAAGAATTGGAAGTGCTCTTTATGCAGTTATGGTAAACTATGAAAGGAGAAAATTCATGGTAGACAGAGTTGTTGGTGTCGATAAGCCTTTTTGCCATAAGGTTTTACCAGTGGTTTATGACGAGAGTCTGAGTTACTATGAAGCTATTTGTAAGTACTCTGAGAAGCTTAATGAAGTTATCGAGTTGTGCAATAGCTTGGGTGATGAGATTCTTGCTGAAGCTAAGGCTTATACTGACGAAAAGATTGCCGAGACCTTTGAAGAGGTTAATCGTAAGATTGCCGAACTTGAAGAGTTGATAAGAACAACTACTGAAGACTTTGAACAGCTTGTTGCTGAGACTGTAAATACATTTCAGAGCTTAATTGATGATTTGCAGGGTCAGTACAATCGGTTCACCCAGTATGTTG